AATTGTTCTAAAATCGCCAGCATCTGTACCAGAATTGATTGAAATGGATGCGCCAACATAAGCAGAGTTGGATTGTGAAAAATAATTTGGGAAAGTAATTGTGTTTGATGTTGCAGAAACAGCAGTATTACTTGGTGCATTTAACTGTAGATTGTTTACAAAAAACTTATAAACATAGGTGTTTGATAAAGCATCACTTATATTGTGGTCGTAAGATAAACTACGAACATTACCACTTGCTACAACAGTAGCAGAATAAGCCAAAGCGGAAGATACGTTTACGTTTGCAAGAGGTACGCCATGTAAATCAATTTGTTGTTGTGTGGTAGTATCAAAGAATGAACCATTAGCACCACGAACAGTATCAACATAAAAATAGTTACCGTAAGACAAATAGACTGGATTATTATTTTGTGAAGCAGTTGTTCTGGCACGATCAGTAATCAAATCTATACTTGCAGAATTTTCAACACGATAACCATGAACATATGCCAAACCTTTACCAATACTCATAATGTAAGTATTATTTGAAGAATCTGCAGTATTTGTTTTTGGTGTTAGTTTAAAGTTATTAACAACATAATCACCATTGGTTTCATAATCACGTTTTGCAAAATAATCATCAATTACAGAGTAAACAGAGCCGTCAACTAATTTGGCAATAGAACCATTGGTAATACGAAGAAGTTCAATAAAACCAGCATCATCACCAAAAGTTAATGGTCGTGTTTCGAGTGTTAAATTGATTTGATAACGATCCGCACCAGGGGCTTGATAGTTAGAAGCACCAACGGCAGGGTCTAATAAAGAAACATCAGAAATATAATCAACAATAGTTTCTGTGGCATTTAAACCAACTCGTAAATTTGGGACATTATCATATTTGTCAAGAATTATAGTTTGCGGATTAACCTGTACAAAAGTACCAGAAGAAATAGTTTCGCCTGAAGCATTAACATAACTTCCTGCAATATAAAATACGCCTTGTGCGATAGAAGCAACAGAAGATGAACCTGTTGCTGAAGTTAATTGAGCTTGAGCAGCTAAATTAGACGTAGTTGCGTAGATTACAGAACCATTGGTAAATTGATTACCAGATTTATATGTAACAATTAAGGTTGGAGGATCACCCACACCGGTAACACCTGTTGCAGCTGCCACAGCAATAACTTTAGCTAAAACTGTACCTGTGGCGTCTTGAATTAATAAACCATTAAACTGATTGACATCTATAGATGCATTGTTATATGTTGGTTGTAATTTAATATAATAACAATTTAGATTTGTCGTTACTTGACCGCCAGTAACAGGAGAATTTGCTGCAAAAATATTATCAGCAAAAGAGCTAATTTGATTCTGAAGAATTGTCTGAGATTGAGTTAACTCACGAGCTTGTACGGCAAAACCAGGTTTAAAAAGAACTCGGTGATAATTTTTTGCCGGATCAAAATCATCATAATATGGTGAAATGTTAAAATTCTGAGACATTTTTTATTTTACCTTAGTTAGCATTTGTTTTCCGTCCACACTTTTATATTTCCAAGAATAAACAGTTTTGTATTTAATCTTATTTATTCGACTATATTCCATTAAATCATCAATCAATGTTGTTTGTTTCGTTTGTGGATCATACAAAGCCCACTTATTCATTCTTTTTAATTTCATCTTTTGTTTGGTTTCATCATTATGTTTTTTACCAAACATTCCAACTTTATTATCTTTTAAATATTCTTTTCGAGACTCGCTCTGTTTTTTCTTGGTATCAACTGAATGATTTTTACCCACCATTGAAGTCTTTGCTGCTTGTAAAAACTTTTCATTTGCTTTGGTGCCATACATTGGATGGTTTTTTCCACTCAAAGCATTTCTTTTTGTTCCAACACTAATATTATGTCTTTGTTCTTTGGTGAGGGGTTCTCTTTTAATGCCGAGCATACCTTTTCTACCACCAACACAACTATTATAACCATTTGGAACTAAAGTATTATGTTCTTGTATAAAAAATGGTTCCATTATAGTTAAACAATGTTCTACGTCCCAACTTTCATATATTACTTCCCACTTAAAATTGTCCCAACCATGTTTTCTGATTGATTTATGAAAAACAAAAGGACTATTATGTTTTGCTTTCTGTTTATGTTGATATTTTCTCTTTTTCAATGCATTAATAGTAAAACCAACATACTTTTTACCTGTTACCACATTTGTTACTGTATAAATTATAGCCATTTTATATCTCCTAATAGATTATAGGAGTATATATGCAAAAAGTCTTTTAGAACCCGAGCACAAATCTAAATTGTTCAATTCCATCAGAACTTCTTGTAACGCCGCTTCGGTTTTCAATAACTGACAAATATCCTGAAAATGGTACAAAGTCTGGTGTGCTAACGGCTAATAATGTTCTTGCTGTTCCAGAATTATTTCCGTAAAGTGTTGCGTTAAGTGTTGGAGTTCCTGATATATTTATGACGCTAACCACATTGGTTGCTTGATTAAAACTTAAAACTGTTCCAACATAAGATGCTGTTTCTAAAGAAGTGCCCTGATAAACTAACTCATCAGAAACATAAGAACCAAATCCTGGGGCAACAATTAAATCGGTAGAAACTTTATAAATTGAGCCGTTTGCTGGAAGTGGATAGAGACTATTTGTGGTAGGATTGGCAAGAACACCAACTTGTCGGTAATCAATATCAGTTGGAATAATACCACCTTCAGAGCCATTGAACTCACAGGTAAGCATTACATGTGAACATCCTAATTCTGAAACAGGATCAAATCCATGACCACCAATCGGAGAGATGTCGGCGTCAAGTATGGCGCCTGATCCAAGCGCACTGCTTACTGAGATACTATAATAAGTATAATTTGATCCTGGATTGGTTACAGAGACATCGGTAATAATACCATTTGCCACTTGTGGAGTACCAGCTGCACCACTACCATCGCCAGAAATTGTAATGGTAATTGCCGCATTGGATGTATCATAACCAGAACCACCATTGAGAACATTAATTACTTCAATATCACCACGACCAGCAGCAGAACCTAATGGATTTGGTGTATTTTGTCCTACTGGAACAGGAATCCAGTTGGCGTCCATAAAGTTCTTTTTGGTGCCGGCATCAATCGTATACATGTATTTCCATTTGTATCCGTCTGCGCCAATGTAGATGTTATCTGTTCCATAACTTCCTGGTTGAAAGAATGGTTCATTTACAGAAGCGCCGCCATTTGCATTCCACAAACATTTGAATACTTGGTCATAACGATTTCTAACATAAAAACGTAAATTTAAATAACCATTTTGGTCAAGTGAAAACATATCAATACTATCTTGATAATAATCATAAACAGTACCAGATACCCAATCAATTCTTTGGATTACGGGAGAAATATTATTTGAATTGACCAATTTTGCAACAAACATATTGTTGAAAACGGTTTTAATGTATTGTTGGTCTTGTGTTGGTGTTGGTGGAGCTGAATCACTACTCCACGGATCGACACGGGATAAAAACACATAGAGTGTTCCAATAGGAGTTCCTGTTACTGGTAAAACAGCCACAGGTGCGTAATAAGTTTGCTCTACTTGAGAAACTTTTGCGCCATAAGTTAAAAGGTCTATATTTGCCATGATTTATTTATTCGTTAATTTCCAGCTTCATCTGTTAATTTGAATGTTTCCGTCTAATGAAGCATACATATTTCTTCTAGCAGACATCAATCCTGTTGCATTATTAGCTAAATTTGAACCAAGAGTAATTGTATTAGCAGTAACTCCAATAACTACTTTCTCTACATTATTGGCCACCAGTACATAATCACCAACATTTACAATATCTAATAATGGGGCTGCGGTATTACTGTAATTGCCATTGTTGACAATATTATATGAACCAGTCAAACTTGATATATTTATGACGCTACCACCTGCATTTGCTGTCACATAAGCAACATTTGCATAAGTCAACCAAACATTATCTTTAAGTGTTACTGTGTTTGCTGCACCATCCAAAACAGAAACAACTTCTGAATGAATTTTAAATCCGTAATTTGTTACTAATGTTAAACTGTCACCAGGAATAATAATGGTTTGTAAATTAGCACCAGAAAGACCACCAAAAGTGACAATATTATTACTTTGATTGGTGTAATTTGATGTCATGTTGGCATAAGAACCTGGATTACCTGTATAGTATCCTAATGTATGACCTTCTTCTAAAAGACCGGCACCAGTAAAATTAACATGAGCATTAGCTTTCATAACATAACGACCAATGACCTGCATGCCTGTTGGATGTAACAAATCTAATAATGTTTTTCTATACTTGGCAATTTCTTTTTCTAATGTAATTTCGTAAGTATAA